TAAAAAAGATGAAATTAAACTTAAAAAAGTAAGAAGAAACTCTATTGCTGGAAAGAAATTAAGGCAGAAATTAGATAATAATATTCAAATATTACAGTCTAAATTTGCTAGTGATCGTGCTGGGGAAAACATGAAAAGGTATGCTGGACAAGTATTAAATGATTCATTAAGAGAGTTTGATGCACAACTTAACCTTGCAAAGTCTAAAGATGCTGGATTAACATATTTAAAATATCAAGGGTCATTAATCCCCACAAGTAGAGATTTTTGTAGGCTTGTAAGAAATGGTACTTATGATATACGAAGAAATGGACTATTCACAATTGATGAGGTCAAGAAGCTATGGAATCGCAGAGGTTGGACAGGCAAGAAGTCTGGAAACCCTTTGATAGTTCGTGGTGGATATAATTGTCGTCATCAATGGAGCTATGTCAATCCTGATTGGTATGACACTAGCGGCAAACTTAAAATGTAAAGGAGAATAAAATGCCAGAAGAAAACAAAACTGTTGAACCAGCACCTCAAAATGTTCAAGTTACAACAGAAGAAAAAAAGGAAGAAGTTACTCAACCTAATCCTATAACTTTTAATCAAGAACAATTAGATAGAATTGTAAAACAAAGATTAGAAGCAGAAAAAAGAAAACACGAAAAGCAATTAGAAGAAGTTAAGAAACAAGAAGAAAATGCTTTAAAAGAAAAGGAAATCAAAGAAGCTAAATCTAAATCTGAACTTGAAAAACTAATGCAACAAAGAATATCTGAAAAAGATACTGAAATTCTTAAATATAAAACTGAAATTAAAAAAGAAAGAATTGATAATTCAGTCTTATCTGTTGCTTCTAAAATGAATGCTATTAATCCACAACAAGTTGTTGATTTGTTAAAAACAGATATAAAACTAAATGACGATAATCGTATAGAAATACTTGATAATAATTCTAATATTAGGTATAACGAAAAAGGAGAACTACTTACAATTGAACAAAGAGTAAAAGAGTTTTTAGATGCTAACCCACATTTCTCGCAAGGGTCAAAGTCTGGTTCAGGGAGTCAGAGTAGCATTGAGGGAAAAACTGTCAAACCTTTCAAAATCAGTGATTTAGATATGAGTAAAGCGGAAGATCGTGCCAAGTATGCAGAATATCGTAAACAAAGGGACGAAGCGCCTACTCAAATTAAGTTAAACAAATAAAATATAAGGACAAACGACAATGGCAAACGAAAGCACAAGTTCTACACTCTCGGAATTATACACAGAGATTGTAGCAGAAGCACTTTTTGTAGCTTCTGAAAAATCCCTTATGAGAGGTTTGGTTAAAAACTATGCTATCTCTGGGGGTGGTAAAGCAGTTGAAGTTCCTGTTTACGCAAAAGTAAGTGCGGCAGCAGTTTCTGAAGCATCTGATTTATCAAACACAGCAATCAATCCTACTTCTGTTACTATAACAGCGGCAGAACATGGAATAATGACAACTCTTACAGATTTAGGAAGAAACGCATCCCCTAGAAATGTAGCGGCAGACATTGGTAGATTGTTTGGAGAATCAATCGCAAGAAAAATTGACTCTGATTTAATTTCAGAGTTTGGTAACTCTGGTAGTACAAGAGGCGACTTTGCGGTAACAGCAACTCCATCACTTCTATTTATGGCAGCGGCAGATTTAAGATCAGAAGCAGTTGACATTTCTGGTTGTGCAACAGTCCTACACCCAAATATTGCTTATGATATTAAGAACTCAATAACTAATACATTTGCAAATCCAAATGGTGTTGTAGGAAACGAAGCATTAAGAGCTGGTTTTATTGGAAGTCTAGCTGGAATACCTATATATGAATCAAGTAACATTTCATACACAGATGCTACTGGAGATTATAGAGGTGCAGTATTCCACAGAGATGCTTTTGCATTAGCAATGATGCAAGACCTTAAAATTGAAACTCAAAGAGATGCTTCTTTAAGAGCAGATGAAATTGTAGCAACAGCAGTTTATGGTGTTGGTACTTTACAATCTAGTTCTTCTATTGAAGTTAGAGGAGACTCTACAATAGAGTAATAGAGTAATTCTTATGGGCGAGAAATCGCCCATAGGTAAAACTAAATAATAAAAAGGAATATTATGACGATTTTTAAAATTCAATTAGAAAGAAATAATAGAGTTTTTGATAAGACCATTCATATTGACAAAAAAAATAAAAATCCAGAAGCTACATTAAAAACATCATTTTTAAAATCTTATGAAAAAGAGGGTTTTAAAATTATTAAAGATGGATTAAAAGATAGTAAAGACAATATTATTGATAAAGCTAAAAATGTTGTTAAAATGAAGCCTAAAAAGAAAAAGGGGAAGAAATGAAACAATTAAAACAATATATTAAAATGGCAAAAGATAATCCTAAAGTAACTGCTGGAGTTATTATTGCTATTGTAATTATTATAGCTTTGGTAGGTTAATATGGCTAATTTTACAGGAGCAGATGTTATTACAGCTTCTGATGTAACTGCTTATCAAACAGATGCGTTTGATTTTGGTATTGCAAGTGGAGCATCAGAGGTAACAGCTTGGTTAGCTCAAACTACTAATGATATTTTAAGAGATTTAAGAATTAAATGGTGGCCTGTTTATAAATCAAATATTTATACTGACATAACAGTTCTAAATACTGCTGAAATGTCTAATACAAAAGTTGACCTAGATCAGTTTGAAAGAGCTGGTGTTTATTTATTTTTATCAAGATTCTTTTTACCAGCATTAACAAAGTTTAGACCTGAAGCTGATAAAGATAGATTTGAAAGAATGATTGAATTTTATTCATCTTCTTATACTAAAGAATTTCAAACTATTTTAGAAGATGGTGTTAATTATGATAGTGATGAGAGTGGTGTTATTTCTGTAAGTGAAAGAGAACCATTACATGGACATAGAAGATTAAGTAGATAATGTTAAAGGCTAGAGTTATATCTAATCTACCTTTGGTTAGAAAACGATTTAATAAATTCTTTAGAAAATTTCCAAATATAGTTACACAAGGTTTAGAACAAGCTGGTATTCAATTAAAAACAATAATTGATACAAGAACTGATAGGGGATTAGATATAAATAAAAGAAGATTTTTAGCTTATAGTCCTATGTATTCTGCTTTAAAAGGTAAAACAGTAGTAAATCTTCAAGATACAAATAGAATGCTACAATCTATTGATTCAAAAGTTAAAAATAAAAATACAGTTCAAATATATTTTAGAAGTCAAAGACAAGCTAAAAAAGCATTATGGCATCAACAAGGCATGGGTAATTTACCACAAAGAAAATTTTTTGGCTATGATAGAAGAACGGAAAAGGTTATAAGAGATTCATTTGAAAAATTTATAGGAAAACAAATTAAAGCATTAAAACTATGAGTAAAAGAGAAGATATTGCAAGTCATATAGTTTCTACAATAGAGGGTATATCAAGTCCATCTATTAAAAAGGTAACTAGACAACCTTTTAATTTAGAAGAATTATCACAGACACAATATCCAGCAGTATTAGTACAAACACAAACAGAAGAAAAAGAAGATCAAGAAGTAGGTAGTGGTGCAAAAACAAGAGTTAATGTTTTAGAATTTTTAATTACAGGATATACAAAAGGAAGTGAAGATAATATAGATACTGCTAGAAATACTTTAGCAAGTGCTATTGAAACACAACTTGAAACTGATATAACACGAAACAGCAAAGCATTAGATACAGAAGTTATTTCATTGGAAACTGATGCTGGTACTCTATTTCCTTATGGTGCTATCAGTATGGTTGTTAGGGTTATTTATGAACATGATAGTGCAACTCCATAGGTAAAAAATGACAGATAAAACTTTAGACAAAGCAGAAAAAAAATTAGATAAAATTGAAGAATTAGTAGCAGATATTAAAGAACTTATTGATACTCATAGAGAGGTTGATGATGGTAATACTGTTGATGAAGATGATGATAATGAGTGGGAAGATGAAGAACTTGACGAAGAAGATGAAAAGGAATAAAAGGAATTATGGCTAAAGACATTAAAATGAAAAAAGGTTCAGATGAAGTAATAGTTAATGAAAATTCTGTTGCGAAATTTGAAAGACTTGGCTATAAAGCAATTAATGGAATTAATAAAGTTGAAATAAAAGGCTCACAAGGCAAAGTTAATATTCAACCTAAAAAACCAGAACTTAAAATAAACAAGGAGAATAAATAATGGCACATCATGGTAAAGAGGGTCAAGTAAAAACAGGAAGCAATACTACAAGTAATGTAACAGGTTTTACTCTTGAAACTTCAGGAGATGTAGTTGAAGATACAGCTTTAGGAAGCGGCGTTAAAACATTTATTGCTGGTAGAACTTCCTTTAGTGGTACTATTGACTGTAATTGGGACGAGGGCGATACTTCACAAGAAGAAATGGATTGCGGAAGCAGTTTAACTTTTGGATTATATCCAGAGGGAACTACTTCAGGCGACACATATTTTTCAGGAAGTGGAATCGTAACAGGAATGTCAGTAGGAGTTACACTTGATGGAGTTACTTCAAGAACTGTAACTTTTCAAGGCACAGGAGCTTTAACACAATCTACTGTATAATAATATATGTCAGTAATTGATAGAGTCAAAACTCATTTTGAAACTCTTAAAACTATCACTATTGAAGTTGAGGAGTGGAAAGATGATAATGGAAATGCGTCTATTTTTTATTCAGAACCTTTAACACTTGAAGAAAAAAATACTATCTTTAAGAAATCAAATAACTTCCAAGACTTAACTGTATTAGTTGATTTGCTTATAATGAAACTCCAAATCAAAAATGATAAAGGAGAAATGATTAAAGCCTTTCAAGTAGAAGATAAATTTCCTTTAAGAAAAAAAGCTGATTCAAATGTAATTGCAACAATAGCCAATAAAATCCTTTTAGATACTAATTATGAGGAAGCCGAAAAAAAGTAACTAGCGATCCTGAAATCAGGTCGCAATTAGCAGTAGCCGATAGACTTCATATTACATATCAACAAGTTTTAGATATGCCTGTAAGCCATTATAATCTTTGGTTAGCATACTTGAAAAAAGAACAAGATGAGTATAAA